AGATGATTTCACCACAAGAGTTTAAAGCAATTAGTATTTAACGTAAAACAAGATAGAAAGGAACTAATATGCCGATAAGCGAGGTTTATAATATGGACTGCATGGAATACATGAAAAATATTCCTGATAAGTTTTTTGATTTGGCTGTAGTCGATCCTGAATATGGAATAGGAATAGCTAAACGTAACGGAAGTATTGGACAGAAGAAAGGTCAAGGTAAATTAACCCGTTATAGAAGTAAAGATTGGGATTCAAAGCCTCCTGATAAAAAGTACTTCGATGAATTGTTTAGGGTAAGTAAGAATCAAATAATATTCGGAGCCAATTACTTTTCTCAATATCTACCTCCATCGAAAGGGTGGATAGTATGGGACAAAAAGCAACCGGAAGGTGTTTCATTCGCAATGGCAGAACTAGTATTTACATCATTCAATATTAGTGTAAAGACATTCAGCTGCAGCCGTGCATACATAGGCAATAAAGTGGCTAATAATGATAAACTGGCGCAAAAATGGATAAAGATTCATCCAACGCAAAATCCAATTCCTTTGTATGCTTGGATTTTAAAAAACTACGCTAATGCTGGAGATAAAATACTTGATACGCATCTTGGAAGTGGAAGCAGTCGTATAGCCGCTTATAAGTTAGGCTTCGACTTCTATGCCACTGAGATTGATAACGAGTATTTTGAAGCGCAAGAACAGCGTTTCCGCCACGAATGTTTCGGAGAAATAAAAACAGAGAAAGGAACTTTAGTACAAACAAGCCTATTTGGCGTATAACAGAATGGTAATGAAGAAAAGAATTACGAAAAAAGGAGATTTTGTATGTCGTAGACAGAAGCCTTCTGACAAGTCTTATTCTCTCAGAGAAAGCTATCGGCTTGCTTATTTTGAAGTAATTGGTAAACCGGCGTATGTTATCCGTAAACGGAAAATAAACAATGTTATTTATGTTGGCAGAGATAAAAAGAAAGCTAATAGACTTCTCAAATTCTTCAATAAATAACCTTCAAATAAATTTAGAAATGAAGAAAATAATCACTATAAAAATAGAAGTGGACATGAATCACCCAGCTTGTGAGGAATGGGAGAAACGAAAAGATTTTGTTGATACCGAAATTGATGATGTACTCGACCATATTAGAGACTTTACCCGTCCGTATAAAAAAGAAGTCGGTAAATCACCAAGTAAGGCAACCACATATAGTGTGACTATACAGGATGTTAAGTAATGCTCAAAATTAGAATAAACCAGAATAAATATGAGCAGAATCCAATTACATAAGTCCATCCAGCACGTTACAACAGCTAATGGCAAATTGAGTGATAAGACAATAAAGTTAATTAATATAATGGCAAAAAAAGCGTATGGAAGTAAATGATATAATGCAGCATATTGATGAATTGCTGCAAAACTACTCAAATGAAGAGTGTGCGGAGATTTTAAAAGAGGTAGTAAGTGAATGTCAGTCACGCATTGAGAATTGCGATGAAGGCGTTTACACTAATTCATAACAAATGAAAATTATATATGAAAAAGCAGTATGTCATAGCACGTTATTTCCGAGGTTGGCACGTGGAAACAATGTGCCAACCTACAACAAAGAGGGATGCTGATAAACGATGTGCTAAACTACAAAAAGAAGCGTCTTCATTGACCGAATACAAGGTGCTTAAAATTGCCACTACGAATAAAAAAGTGACTTACATTTAACGTATAACAAAGGTGATTATGAAGGAAATCGGACTGAATGATCTTGTGACTTACTCTTATACACAAGGTGGTAAATTAAAGACCGTCACTCGTGAGAAATGGGAATTGATCAGCAGTCATACTGCGAGGAGAAGCGCAGCTACCAACATGTACCTCACTGGCCGGATGAAGACCTTTGAGATTATGAAACTCACCGGACACCGGACTGAACAGAACTTCTTCCGGTACATCCGGTTGACAGGTGACGATACAGCCCGATCAATTTCCGGGGATATGTTTTTTAGAAAGTAATAACCAATAAACAGTAAATATAACTATGAATGTAAATTCCAATATCAGAAAACGTAATAAACAAGCTATTTCAGACAGATACAAGAAAGTTGATACAACGGTCAACGGAGATGCTGAACGTCTCGTAGAAGAGCACAGGGAGATTGAGAAAAGGTTATATCCTCTACGCATTGACCAGCGTACTGTTATCTATGTGACCAAAGACAAATGTACCAAGGAATACGCTCAAAAGAGGCGGCGTCAGTTTGGGATTGAACCCTCTCCAGAAAGGAAAGGAGGAAATCCTCGCGTGCATATTGAAGTTGAAGAGGTAGGCAAACTTGTACAGGAAGGGATGCATCTTAAAGACATTGCTCGTACACTTGGAGTAAGTCGAACTACGGTTAGTAAATACATACAGAAATATGATTTGAGAAAAAATGGAAATAAATAAATACTTATATAGCAAAGCTCTTGACAAGGCTTTGAAAGTTAAGTTCCTTACCAGTCGTGAGGAACTCTTTTTATATGCCGGTGCTCTATATTCTGCAATGATGTGGGGTAGAGGAATCGACGAAAAGGATGAGACTATTCAGAGAAAAGATAAGTCTGTAAAATAAAGAAAGAGCCAGCCCACACACGACTATGAACCAGCTCCTCACACGATTATGATGCAAATATACTATTTACTTTTAAAATAATCGTGCTATGGTAAAAGAATTTTCAGTAGTTTCGGAACTCAAGGCTATACGTGAACAAAAATCAAGACTTTCAGAGAGAGAAAATGAATTATCGGCACCAGTGTTGTCGGATTTGGAACTTATCCCAGTGATATACGAATGGTTCAAAGAGGTATTGTCAGAGATGGCTTTTCCGCCACAGGTAGAATGTATTACTCAGAGAAAGAAGTTTCTTTTTATCGTTCTTTTCCTCTTTTCTCCCAGTGTATTAGCCGGTGGTCGTATGCCTAATGGAGTTAGAAAGAGCTTGGAAGAAGTGTTTCCTAATGTAAAGCCTTGCACAATATCGAACAATTTGGCAGATGTTGTTTTTCTCTATCAACAATATAAAGACTTTAGACAGGATATAGAGTATATTTACGCCGAAATTGTGAGTCGGTTGAAATTCAAAGGGCTAATCAATTAGTGAGCCGGAGTTTAGTGCTCCGGCTTAATTTTGTAGAATAAGTTTACATCTATATCGAGATTTTTATATAATGTTTCTACTCCTTCTTTCAACAGATTATCACACATTTGCTTTAATATAAATTCCGTAGGAAACAATATTTCTTTAGATGATACTTCGTCAAATTGGTGATACATGGTATTGTCATTGCCAACATAAACTTTAGGAAAGTTGTTTCCTTTGAATTGGTCAGATGTAATATCTACATCAAAGCCATCGCAATGCACCCATGTATGAGGATAGTTTCTATAGAATGGAGTTTTTTGCCTTATTTCAACAAAGTGAGATTTTTTGCATAATATATCGTAAATCCATATAGAACTAAGTGCGCAAAAACCATTAGGGAAAGATGTGAAGTATCCACGTTTTTGACATTGCTCGACTTCTTTTCTGATGTTCCATGCAATATTGTATATAGTTTCTTTCTTTATATTTTTTTATTTATAGTACTCTTTCCCTCGTATATTTTTATGTTCCGGTATATGTGGTTCTCTGTCAAAATGTATTTTACCTCCACAGTGAGGGCAGATGATAGTGTTGGCATCATCTTTTATATCCATATCATCAACAAAGAAGTCCCCAACCTTGCATCCAATAACATCTGCTATTTTCTGTAATGTTCCTACTGTTGGATTTCTACTAAGGTTTTGGGCAAGTGTAACCCTTGTTATACCCATTTTTTTTGCAACTGCTTCCATTGTGAAGCCTTTCTGCTTGATTATTGTCTTTACTTCCATGAATGTATGATTTTAATCAGTTGCAAATATAGGGTTAAAAATCGAATAAACAAATTAGATTTAGCTGTTTTGATTGAATATAGTCATTTATATTAAAATATATTTAGACTATAATCATACCTGTATTGTATTTGTTAATATATGATAATAATCATACGAATAATACGTTTATTTATTGCTTGTATGATTATAATCATTATATTTGCATCATCAGAAACGAAGCAATAACAATTAAAAGATATACGATTATGGCAACAAACAAGATTTTGAAAGAAGTAAGTTACAAAGGTCACACAGTAACAATGTTTAAAGATGCCTTTAGCCAAGAGTTTGCAATTATAGATGGCGACTATTCAAAGCTGTACGCTAGCATCGCTGATGCCAAGAGAGTTATTAGAGGCGAACAACCCTATTACGAGATAAACTAAGTTTTTAACCAGCAGGGCGAAAGCCCTGCACAATATACACGATTATGAACTCAATAAACAAAAACGGATGCAGTGTATGCGCCCCTGGTAAAGAGAACTACTGTACTTTTACTGTAAATTTGGCTATATTCACGTCAATAGCAAACCTTTTGAATATTGTTTGTTATCACCAATTAGATAATTTCGTTATCTTTGGGTGTGGTAGTACCTTTGGGATACTATCGCGGAATGGAGCAGTTGGTTAGCTTACCGCTTTGACTTGGCGGTGGTCACAGGTTCGAGTCCTGTTTCCGCAACTACTTAATTATTAATTTAAAAGACACGATTATGAACATTCTAACGCTTAGTATTAAGCAAAAGTATTTCGATGAAATTTTAGCAGGTACCAAAACACACGAATACCGCGAAATTAGACCTACCAATGCAAAGAAGTATATAACCTACTTATGTGGTGGTAAAGAATATAAGGCTGACGAAGAACTTCCCGAAGAGGGTGAAATCGAATTGAAACCTATCAAGTATGATGCCATCAAACTTCTTACAGGCGAATACAAAGGCAAACGCCCGTATATGATTGTAGAGGTAAAGAGCGCAGAAGCGGTTATTCTCACGGACGATAAGGGGGATGATATTGTTTACGAGTATCAAGGCGAAGAATACCTTGCAGCCCAAATGGACTATACTTTAGGCAAGGTATTAGAGAAACATATAGATTGATTGTTTAATTTAAAAATTATTGCTGAGTCGCAAAAAGAGTAAACAGAGTAGCCGGACCGCGCAGAAATATGAATGGTGCAGGTGCTGGCGGTAGATTAGTTGCTAATCGTAGGGGTACAGCAAGTGCCACCCAATTAGGTTCACGTAGACAGCGTTACGGTGACCTCCGTGTTTCATTTGGATTATCAGGTGGTTAGCTATGAATAAGGTAGAGCAAGCGAACCGGTATATAGACCTCATTCGGGTAAAATCGAGTGAGGATTTGGTATAAAATACTATTGATATGGAAGAAATTTGGAAGTCAGCATTTGGGTTAGAAGGTATGTATGAAATTAGTTCGTTGGGTAGGGTACGCTCGCTTGATAGATGTATCTGTGATAAGAGTGGTAAGACAAAGCGGCTAAAAGGTGTTGCACTTAACCCTTCAACGGATGCAGGTGGATATAAATTCTTCCATGCAACTATTGATGGGAAAAGAATCTCTTTCAAAGTACATCGTTTAGTACATCAATCGTTTGTTGGGGTTATTCCTTTTGATATGGAAATAGACCATATAAATAGGAACAAAGCTAACAATTCATTGAATAATCTACGAATTGTGACAAGAAGAGAAAATTGTAATAACCGAAACTCTACAAAAACGCATATAGGTGTTAACTTCAGTGGGAAAAGATATACGATAGGAATATTTTATAATGGGAAACAGTTCTATTTAGGTACAGAGGGAAGCGAAGAAAATGCTCATGCTGTTTATAAAGAAGCTAAAGAATCCATAGATAAAGGAGCTTTTGAGTCATTCTATGAAGAAAGAAAATTCAAGAAAATAAAAAGTTTGCCTAAATATATTTTCTACAGAAAAAGGAATGGTACTTATACTGCAAGTGTAAAGGGAAAGTATGTTGCAGAATCTAAAGATTTAGAGTATGTAAAAGCTAAACTTCAGGAATATTTGCATTCAAATGAATAAAACATTAGAGACATACAGGTATATTGAAGCTGTAGCGGATAAATCTAAATCTTGCATTTTGTTTTTATCACTTGGTAAAGATTCGCTTGTTCTGCTTGATTTAATCTATCCGAAGTTTGATCGGGTTGTTTGTGTGTTTATGTATTTCGTCAAAGACTTAGAGCACATTAACCGTTGGATAAACTGGACTAAAGCCAAATATCCTAAGATGGAGTTTGTTCAAGTGCCACACTGGAACTTGACTTATATTCTCCGTGGTGGCATGTATTGCGTTCCTAATTCGAAAGTAAAACTATTGAAGTTGGCAGATGTGGTAAAGGCTATGCAGCTTACTCATGGAGTTTATTATACATTCTTAGGCATGAAAAAGGCTGATGGTATGAATCGTAGGCTTATGCTGAAAGGGTATGAGGTAAACGGTTACGAGAATAACGGTATGGTTTATCCTTTGGCTGATTGGACACAAAAGGATATTCTTGCTTATATGAGGCAGCACAATTTACCCGAACCAGTTAGATATTCATTGAAAGCCAGTTCGGGTGTCGGTTTCAATCTTGATTGTATGCTTTGGATGGAGAAGGACTATCCACAGGACTTGCAGAGAATTTACAGAGTTTTCCCAATGGCTGAAAGAGTGCTTTGGGAGTATCATAACAAACAAAATTAATAGGAGGAAAGCTGAGTCAGAAACAGAAGAAACGAGACTTTATCACAAAGAATATCACGTCTTAATAGAGCGAATGAGGCGTATAATCTTGGAGTTAATCGTAGCCGCTACGAGGCTAATAACGCCCGTATAACGAGAGCGACTTTGAATGTGAGTAAAAAAATAGCTTCAAAGGGTTTAAGTAACGGATAATATGGAACTAAGTAAATACATAAAGAGCGAATCGGTAGAACTAAATCGTTCTGCCATTCACTTTGCGGACTATAATCCCCGAAAACTATCCGATGAATCACGGAAGACATTAAAACGTGGTATCAAGAAATTCGGGTTAGTCGGTGGAATTGTCGTGAACAAGCGTACTGGATTGACCGTAGTCAGCGGACATCAGCGTTTGTCTGTCATGGATGAATTGCAGAAGTTCCCCGATAACGACTACCGCATCCGAGTCGACGTAATTGACGTGGACGAAAAGCAGGAGAAGGAACTAAATATTCTGATGAACAACCCGAACGCACAGGGTACATGGGATTTTGATGCTCTTGCACAGATTGTTCCTGACATTGATTGGAAAGACGCGGGCCTGACTAATGCCGACTTAAATATGATTGGCATTGATTATCTATTGCAGACAGAAGAGGAAAACTCTATTGTGGACGCTCTGTCAGATATGATGTCGCCTGTTACCGAACAGAAAGAAGCCGATAAAGCCGCTAAACAGTTAGAGCGTGCCGAAAAGGTTGCCCACATGAAAGAGGTCAAGCAGCAGGTAAAGGAGAACGCACAGAAGACAGCCGAGAATATGGATGCCTATGTGATGCTTTCATTTGATACCTACGAAGCAAAAGCAGCTTTCTGTGAACGGTTCGGATATAGTGGAGATGTCAAGTTTATCAAGGGAGAGGTATTTGATGAACAAATAGAAAGGGTAGATTAATATGGCAGTAAAGCAGGGTAAAAATTGTAGTTGTTGTGGAGAGTTTATTTCATTGAAGTATTTCTCTAAAGATGCTCATACGAAGGACGGATATAGGACTACTTGCAAAATATGTGATAAAAAGTCTCAGAAAAGAAGCCGTGCTAAGATGTCCTATATTCATGTAGAACATAAGCAGTGTACTGAGTGTGGTAAAGTCAAGCTTATCTCTGATTTTGGATTAGACAAAACAAAGAAGGATGGACATAGAAGCTATTGCCTTAAATGTATGGGATTGCAGCAAAAGTTAAGACGAAGAATAACGTTGGTGAAGCAACCAACATCAAAACTATAAAAATGAAGAAACAATTTGTGAATGCAGGAGATATACCTAAATCTGCATTGTCAGAAGCTAATAGGTTTCTCTACAACAGGGTGAAACTTATTTCCAGCAAACTCCAATTAAAACTTGATAGCGATGGTATAGAAGTAGGAAAAGAGCTTTTTATCGTTTCATCTCCGATTGATGCAAACTCAAAGGTTATTCCTGTAATCTGTAAGGGATATGAGATAACATCATGTTTTCACCATTACGATAACGAGAATGGAATTGTAGATACAGAGTGCAATCCAATATTCTTAGATGCGGATGGTAATGAATATCAATATGCACATTCTGACATTGCCTTTGTTGAATTAACAAGGGAAGATGCAGAAGAACGACTTGAAGAAATGAAATCCGATTTATACTAATATTATGAGTAATAGCGAATCTCGAAATAAGCGCAACGGAGGAAGGAAGCCCAAGTATGACTATACAAGCGATGACTTTCTTTCTCTCGTAGAATCGTACGCCAAAAAGGGGTTCACTGATAAAGAGATTGCTTTCGCTACTGGAATTACCCCTGAAACCTTTTGCATAAAGAAGAATGAATTGCCTCAATTATCTCAAGTATTAGCGCGTGGGCGTGCGCTCATAACGTCAACAGTGAGAGCTAAATTCCTTGCTATGGCTATGGGCGGCATCAAGACGAAGAACACTACGGTTCGGAAGTTGCGGGACAAGGACGGAAATTTGACGGGTGAAGAAGAGGTTCAAACCACCGAGGGTGAACTTGCTCCCAGCTTACAGGCTCAATCCGTTTGGCTTTACCATTACGATGAAGATTGGAGAAAAGTCGAACGTAAGCAGGATGAAGAAGCTGACATTCCTACTGACATAAACCACGGTATCAGTATTGACTCCTGGATTAAAGACAAATTGAAATGATAACTCCCCAAACCATATACCACCCACTGTACACCGATAATGAGAAATTCATAATCCTTATCACTGGTGGTCGTGGCTCCGGTAAGTCCTTCAATGCTTCCACTTTCATCGAACGGCTGACTTTTGAAATGACGGAAGCTGAAAAAATCGTCCATCAGATTCTCTACACTCGTTATACGATGGTTTCCGCTGGTATGTCTATCATCCCCGAAATGATGGAAAAGATAGACCTTGACGGAACTACAAAGTATTTCAAGACCACTAAAACGGATATAGTCAATAAAATGACTAAGAGCCGTATCATGTTTCGTGGTATAAAGACTTCATCAGGGAATCAGACGGCAAAGCTGAAATCTATTCAAGGCATAACGACATTTGTATGCGACGAGGCGGAAGAATGGACCAGCGAAGATGAGTTCGATAAAATCATGTTGTCTATTCGTAAAAAGGGCATTCAAAATCGGATTGTCATAATCATGAACCCATGCGATTCCAACCACTTCATTTATAAGAAGTACATTGAAAATACGCATAAACTTGTAGAAATTGACGGAGTGCCGGTGCAGATAAGTACTCACCCGAATGTACTCCACATTCACACCACCTATTTAGACAACCTAGAGAACCTATCTCCGGAATTCCTGAAAGAGATTGAAGATATAAAGTACAAGGACCCCGAAAAATATGCTCATGTGGTTATCGGCCGCTGGGCCGACGTTGCGGAAGGTGCTGTATTTAAGAAATGGGGCATTGTCGATGAGTTCCCGCAGGAATGTAAGAAAGTCGGTTTAGGTCTCGATTTCGGCTTTACCAATGATCCTACAGCAGCAATTCGATGTGGAGTTATTGATAATCGCCTGTATCTTGATGAAGTGGACTACCGAACAGGGCTGCTGTCCTCTGATATTGTTAAATCCATACGGCCGTGGGGATTGAAAACTATAGCTGACAGTGCAGATCCAAGAACTATTCAAGAAATTCATAACGGAGGTGTGAGGATATATTCTGTAAGCAAATATCCCGGTTCTATTGTAGCAGGAATAGACAAGATGAAGGAATATGAGATATACATAACCAAGCGCTCGTATAATTTACAGAGAGAGTATAGGAAATATGTATGGGCAAAAGACAAGGACGGCAACTATATCAACGAGCCGGAAGACCATGATAATCACGGGATTGACGCTAGCCGTTACTGGGTCTTGGGCGAACTTCTTGGTAAGATTCAGAAGCCGAAAGATTTAACAGGAATATTCTCTCACTAACAAAATGATATATTTACAAGCTTAAAATGCTAATTGCACAATGGTGATATAAAACATAATGAAAGTAAAACGTAAAAATGTAAGGCAATATGACATTAGATGAAATACTCGCATTAGAAGATATTGGTGCTAAGATCAATTATCTAAAGAAAGGCAGGAAAACCGACGTTCCCGACCGTTGTAAACTTTGGGATGATTGGAACCCCGAACGCCATGAAATCATGATTAACAAAGAGAAGTATCCGGATAGAAAAGTGCTTGAAAAAGAAGCAGAGAAAGTTTTCGATGAGAAGACTGGAAAGACCTATGAACTCGAAGCGAAATACAAGACCGAACCTGTGAATCGTATCTCCATACCTTTGGAACAGGATATAGTGAACATCCAAACAGCTTTCACGGTCGGTACAGAACCTTCAATAGACTGTACTCCAATAGATGATGACGAAAAGAAGCTGCTGGATGCTGTCAAGGCTGTATTCAAGTCCAATAAAATAAAGTATCAGAACAAAAAGATTGTCCGGTCGTGGTTATCCGAGCAGGAAGTTGCCGAGTATTGGTATGTTACCGATGATGATTCATTCTGGGCGAAGTTCTGGAAGAAAGTTAAGACCACATTTGGTGGCAAGGTAAAACCCATCAAGAAGCTGAAAAGTGTATTATGGTCACCATTCAGAGGTGATAAACTTTATCCGTTCTTCAACGATGAAGGTAAAATGATTGCTTTCTCACGTGAGTACAAAAAGAAGCTCATGGATGATTCGGAGATAACTTGTTTTATGACTATCACTGACAGAATGGTCTATCAGTGGGATTTGTCCAAAGGATATGAAGAAAGAACTTCGTTTGCTCATGGGTTTGGGAAACTGCCGATTCTTTACGCTTACCGATCCGAACCTTATTGTAAGAAGATTAAGACCTTCCGTGTCCGGTTAGAGAAACTGTTATCTAACTACGCTGATTGTATCGACTATCACTTTTTCCCTTTGCTGAAACTGATTGGCGATGTAGAGGGGTTCATGGGTAAGATTAAGGATAGGATGGTTAAACTCACAGGGGAAGGTGCAGATGCCCAATATCTGACGTGGAATCAGGTCCCTGACACGGTTAAGTTTGAAGCTGAAACGCTTACTAACATGGCTTACGATATGTCGAATACTCCTAGAATATCCTTTGAAACATTGAAAGGCGTAGGTAAGGCTTCCGGTACAGCTTTCCGTTTTATGTTCATGGGAGCGCACATGAGTGTTAGCAATCATGCGGAGGTTATCGGTGAGTTCCTTCAACGAAGGGTGAACTTTCTTGTTTCCGCTTTGGGGGCTATCAATCCTTCTGAATTCAGCAAGGCATCGCAGACGATTGATATTGAAACGGAAGTACAGCCATATATGATTGATGATTTGAGCGACAAGGTTACTATTGCCGTTTCCGCTGTCAGTGGTGGCATTTGGTCAACACGTGAAGGTATTATGTTTGCCGGGAATGCTGATAGGGTAGAAGAGGAACTTGCAGAAATCAAAGAGGAGCAAACAGTAAAGAATAACAATGCAGCGTCTTCTAACCCCAAGGGATAATTCATTACTTTATGTTTTTGTAGTACTATTGAGCGGAGCTAATTTAGTTCCGCTTTTTTTATTGCTAAATTCTATATTATAGAATATTTTTCTTGGAAAAGTTTTATAATTCAAAATTAATTCATATTTTTGCATCAAACAAAAGAGATATGAGAATTGTATCACATAAGAAATTGAAAGAGTTCTACGAGACGAAAGGTTATGAAGATTCACGCATAGCTTTAGAACGTTGGTATGATATAGCGGAAAAAGCTGAATGGAAGAGTCTATCAGACATTAAAGTGGATTTTCTTTCAGTTGATTATGTAGGTAATCAGCACTATGTATTCAATATCAGAGGTAACAATTATCGGCTTGTGGTAGTTGTCAAGTTTACGATAGGTTACATATTCATCCGTTGGGTGGGTACTCATAAAGATTACGATAAGATAGATTGTTCAACCATTTAAGAGATAGAAGTATGAATAAAGTAACGAAAGAACAATATGAATTTGCACTGGCGAGAATAGAGGAACTTTTGCCATTGGTTGATGATAACACCCCTGCAAACGATAAGAATGCAGTGGAGCTCACTGTTATGTCCGATATAGTGATTGCTTATGAAAAGGAACATTATCCAATAGAAAAACCTACTGTTGCGGAATTGATAGAACTTTCTCTTGAGGAAAAAGGAATGACGCAGAAACAACTTGCCGGTGAGATCGGAATAAGCCCTTCACGTGTTAATGACTATCTTTCTGGACGTTCGGAGCCAACTTTGAAGATAGCAAGACTTCTTTGTCGGGTGTTGAATATTCCTCCAGCTGCGATGTTGGGTCTCTGATTAGTTCATAAGAAGAATATTTAGGCGTGATTCCATTTGGTTTCACGCCTTTTTTGTGCCATTATCAAACCTTCTCTTTATTGTTCGTTATCACCTCTCTAATTATTTTCCTTCCACCTACTTACTTCCTATTTTTATACCGTATTCACGACAATGGTTCTATTGTCGTAAATGGGAAGCCTAAATATTTACCAATCATCTGTATTGGTGGTATTTTTACTTCCGCAAATTGAATTTCAGAAAAAATTAAAACTCATACGGTATGAAAGGAAAAATTTTAGTAGCATTAAAAACGAAGTATAAAACCTTTGGATTTGGTGATAAAGCGTTTGACGGGGTGGCTGACTACTTATCTAAAACCGTAACAGAAGAAAGTCAAATAGAAACTGCTATTAGTGGGGTCGAAGGACTTTTGAAGGCATTTCAAGGGGACATTGATACTGTTAGAAACGAAAAGTCGGGTCTGCAAAAGCAATTAGACGAATTGAAAACGAAAATCGAGAACCCTAATCCCAACCCAGATCCAAAGCCGGAAGATAAGGCAGACATGGCAACTATCATTGCGAATGCGGTGAGTGCTGCTGTCAAGCCTCTTTCCGATGAACTCGCTCAGTTTAAGGCTGAGAAGTCTCAGGCTACACGTCAGGAACAGGTTATGACAAAGGCTAAGGAGTATGGTATTCCCGAAACATTCGCAAAGCGTTATGCGATTCCTGATGATGCGGACTTAGATACTTATTTCAAGGACGTAAAGCAGGAACTCGCCAATATCGGCTTTAGCAGTGTGAATCCTCCTGAATCAGCGGAAGCGAAGATAGAGAAAGAAGCTGAATCTATCGCCAATATGATTTCAGAGGGAACTAAAACAATTGTTGAATCTAAAAAGTAAATTAAATGTCAGCAGGTACACATTATGACTTGAAACCGGATTATAAGCCGGAAGAGTTTTACCGAGTTGAAACAGGGGTACGGAAGAGCGGACCATGGAAGTTGAATATTACCAACCTCGTGGTAGGTTCTTTTTTACCTGTGTTTACTCCAGTAGAAGTTGATTATGAAAAACGGACACTCGTTCCGGTACGCAATGTGAGAGTGGTAGAAGCCTATACGACTGGAGAAGCTAATCTTACCATCAAGGTGGCAAAAGATTCTTTGGCTTATCAAGGAATGTTTATCGGAAGCGGAAAGAAAGGAGCGGAAGTAGCGTCTATTGACAAGTCCAATAAAGCCTACGATGTATTGACTATTAAGGCAGCTTTTGGGGAAAATATTGCGAAGGATGCAGTTCTTTTTGAAGCTACCGAAGTGGGGGGGACTGTGAAAAAGAATACAGCGAATTTCGTTCTTTATGACGCGAAGAAAGTTGAGAGCGATGGAGCGGTTCTCTGCACTCTTTTGATGCAGGCTTATGAGGTAAAGGAAAGCAAGTTGGTTCTTCCGATTCATGAACTGGATAAGGTTGGATTGACAAGTCGTTTCCAGTTTGAGTATTAATCATTAAAAGTTTAGATATGAATTTGACCATACAAACTTTATTCACAGATCCCGCAATCGTTAAGGCGATTATCGACCGTGTGCTTCAGATGAGACTGGACACAATCTATTGGAAGCAATACGGAGATTTCTTGGAAACTAAAACCCGTGTTTTCAAGACTTATCTTGGGACAGTAACGGGTGTTGTTGCCGGTTCCATCCTTGGCAAGAATGACCAAAAACCTATTCGCGAAAGACGTTCACTCGGAAGTGGTTACACTGAAATTGCTTACTTGGGTGATCGCTATCAAATGGATATCGAACGTTTGTCTCAGTTACAAGACATCATTGATAAGTTCAATGCTGCCAATACTGCAGAACAAAGTACAATCTTACAGGAGATTATCGACTTCATTGTTGATGATTACCGCCAGATTTTGCTTGCTCCGCATAAGCGTATGGACATTATCGTTCCAGAGTTACTGATGACCGGTAAAGCTCAGGTTCACTTGGCTGACAACAAAGAAAATATCGAGTTGCTCGATATTGAGTTGCCGTTCCACTTCTTGACTCCTGATGCTTCAGTAAAGAATACGTTTATCTCTTATTTGCAGCAGGAGATTCAGAAGCTGAAAGCTAAATACGGTGTATTCTCCAAGATGATTATGTCTCGTAGCACATTTATGAAGAACATTGTAGGTGCTTCCGAGTTCGGTGATAAATTCAAGATGATTCTTGGTGAGCGTGAGTTCATGGTTAATGCGGGATTGGTGACCGACCAAATGGCATCTAGCGTATTTACTGGAATCGGGCTTCCTGCTATCGAGATCAAGGAGGATTACGTAGAGAATCAGGCGGGCGAGAACGTGCAGATTTATGCTGACAATCGTATCACTCTGTTGCAGACAGACAAGGTGATGAAGATGCGCCACCATAAGCCATATGTAATGACTGATCCAGTTCCGGGACGTTCTTATAATACTGCTGAAGGTCAGATGTCGGTTTGCAACTATCGTGATGAAGAGGGTAGATACATGGAATATACTGCCGAATGGATTCCTGAATTTATCGCTCCGAATAAGATTGTAAATTTCGATTTGTCAACCATGAATGCTGTCCCGGAGGGATAAGGAGGATTCTATGAAGATTAAAGTGATTGATATTTTCCGCGATAAGTTTACTGGCGAAGTGTACAGTCCGGGTACAATCCTCGATTTTGAAGACGAAGCCCGTATACAGGACTTGGAGAACCGTAAACTTGCCGAGCGTGTAGAAACGGTGAAAACTCCCGAAGAAAAGAAGGAGGTTAAAATCTCCCTTTTTGATAAAGAGTTCGAGAAAAAAGTTTTGATTGATGCGTTGAAGTCCATCGGCGCTCAGGCATCCGGCAACATGAAAGAGGAAACTCTTTTGGCTAAGGTTTCAGAACTTGACGAAGAATCGATTGCGAAACTGAAAGTAACATTGGGCATTGAAGCATGAAGATAAGTGACTACATACTGCAAAAGTTTCAGACCTTCGGCATCCAATTGTCGGAGGCTGACCTTTTGGATATGTGTCTGAACGCGAAGATAAGCGGAGAGGATGAGATGAACGAGGATTGCCAAACGCGAGTGTCGGTGGCAATTGCGAAGTTCATCCCCTCTCTATTGCTTCGTGCCACTTCAATCAGTGAAAGCGGTTTTTCTATGTCTTGGAATCTTGAAGGGATAAAGCAGTATTACTCTTTTCTCTGCAAGATGTACGGATTGAAAGACGAATTAAGTAACAAACCTAAAGTGACCTTTTTATGATATTCGCTCCACACATATTACAGGTAAAGGTTATCACTCCGATGGATAAGGATGAGTTTGGCAGACCCATTCCCGGAACTGGTGGTGAATGCTGGCAGGATGTATGTAAGTGCCGTTGTGATGATAACACTACCAAGGAGTTTAAGTCAGACAATGGCGAGGTGTACCGCCCGAACTATCATGTGGTGTGCGAGAAGAGAATCACGATTAAGGCGGGTAGTGAAGTTCGCTGTATGGATGGAGAGAGCGCAAGAGGGCAAGGTGTAGTTTATACGGTGAAAAGTACGAACTACTTTAACTACTCGGAGTTATGGATGTAGATTTTGATTTCTCAGATGTTGACAAATTCCTTAAAGACGGGGAATGGGAAGTCGAGGAGAAGATGATTGATGTGGGCGATGAAGCCGTTAAATATGCAGAGGAACATGGCGATTACAAAGATCATACGCTCACTTTGAGAACATCCAATGATTATGATGTTGACGAAAGCGGTTTAACTCTGAAAAACGAAGCGGAATACGCCTCATTCGTGGAATCTAAGGGATTTGATGTTTTAAGTAGTGCTGCTTTATATGCGGAGAAACGATTAAAAGAAGAATTTGAATGATAGTAACTACCGACATAGGAAACATTCTCTATCGGGATTGCAAGGCTTTCGGAATAGACGAGGTCTATCAAAAAGGGAACATCCCACCTGTACCAGACGATCCGGATTATAGATTGGAAACGGAACGCATTGTTATCCGTACCAAGTCTCAGACTCCGGGCAAATATTGGAAAAAAGGTTTCGTTGAGGTAAATCTGTGTGTTCCTGATGCTGGACTGGATGTGGCTAACCTTATCCGATTGGCTGAACTTGAAAGAAACGCTTACAAGTTGCTGGATGATGTGGTAAGCTCCTATGACGGTACGACCTATCGTTATTCCATTGAATCAATCGGTACAGAAGCGGACACGGCTTTGAAGTGTCATTATGTGAATGTGAGAATTTTGTTTGTATTCTACAATATGATATTGTATGATATTAAATATTATAGAATAATATTATATTACAGTGTTTTATGTAATTTATCTACTATGAAAAATACTATAATGTTGTGCAAATATTCGCAGATGTTGTGCAAAATGAGTATATTTGCACAACCAAAGATTTAAGATATGGCAACAGTAAAAGCAATAGTAAGAACTACAAGAAAGAACGCAGAGGTAAATATCCGCTTCCGGCTTAGTGATGGTAGAAACATTCAACTATTTCATAATAGCGAGATAAAAGTAAATGTGGAATTGTGGGATGCTAAAAATGATTGCATCAAGAAACGTGCTTTATGTGCAGACGAAACAAGAAACTCAATAAACAAAGCGGTATCAGATAGAAAGAACCTAATAATATCAATCTATGATGCAAATAAAGATAAGAAGCTCACAAGTGAAATTCTTGAAAAGTTAATTGATGAAAATTTGTACCCAGAAAAACATAAGGCTGTTTCTCGTGGCTTTTTCCCTATGCTTGATGCGTATATTAACAAGCGTAGTATATCAGAGGGGAGGCAAAAGAACATAAAAGAAATGAAACGCTCTATCCTGCGTTATGAGATGTTTATACAGAATACCGAAAATAAATCTTTCCATTTCAATTTTGACATATTGGATAAAGACAGGATAGATGATTTGTGTTCGTTCTTAAAAAATGAAAGTTCTTTGTATAAAGATTATCCCAGTATTTATGCGAAAATAAGAGCAGCATATCCCTTTAATCAAGGAAATGTAAAAGACAAAGGGAATAGTACAATATTTCATTTGTTTTCATGCCTTAGGGCTTTTTGTAATTGGTGTGTGAAAAATAAAGTGATAAATGAAAATCCATTTTTAGATTATACAGATATGCCCACTCCTAAATACTGCACCCCTTATTATATCACGATAGAAGAAAGAAACAAAATAGCTGATTTTGACTTTTCACAATATCCTCTATTGGAAAAACAAAGAGACGTATTTCTTTTTCAATGTCTAATAGGTTGTCGTGTTGCTGATTTAATGAAAATGACAGCAAATAATATTATTAATGGAGCAATAGAATACATTCCGCATAAGACTAAAGATGGGCATCCTATTGTAGTTCGTGTTCCTTTAAATGAAAGAGCAAAAAAAATCATAGATAAGTATAAAGATATTGACTGTAAGGGTAAAATCTTACCTTTTAAAGCTCTATGGCTTTATAATAGAGATATAAAGAAAATTTTTGAGTTATGCGGTATTAATAGACTTGTAACAGTGATTAATCATACTACAGGAGAAGAAGAAAAGAAACCAATAAATGAAGTAGCAAGTAGCCACATGGCAAGGCGTTGTTTTGTCGGGAACTTATACAAAAAGGTTAAAGACCCAAACTTAATTGGTGCTTTATCCGGTCACGTGGAAGGTAGTAAGGCTTTTGCTCGATATAGAGAAATAGATGAAGAAATGAAAAAAGAAGTGGTATCATTAATAGAGTAATATCTATGTTACGTGTTACGCTGTTACGGTTACGCATTTTGTAAGCTGTTGATTTATATTTGATTATTATAAAAATATGCGTAACATACAACTTACAAAAAGAATCATTTAAACAGGAACTTATGAAAAGTGAATTGAACGAGAAAATATCATGTTGTTGCTCCCTATTCCGGGCTGAAACGTATAAAGGCTTATCATTAGAGAATATTTCGGATATGGTATTATTTGCTAATAACTTCCTGCTAAATGTGGATATAGAGAAAGATATGGAAAGAGAGAGCCAATTAGTCGGAGGATTTAATCACTATTATAGTATTTGGCATAAATCCATTTCTCCGATAAATATAAGCATTGGATTTCTTATTAGATATAATCAAAGTAATGAGATTACTAAAGCGATAAGCAGGATAGAGGCAGAAGATAAATTCAAATCTGATATTCTAAATATATTAGGTGTTATTGGAATTGCACTTGCATCGAAATTAGAGATAGTAGAGGAAACTTTAAACCGCCTTAGAATTGCAGTCGGAAGCAGCATAGAGGTAAATATCTATCGTGATAAAATATCAATAGGTAGTATTTTGTCAAATTTGGAGGGAAAAGAATGCAGCTCTTTTAATCAGCCTCTACAAAATGAAGAACTGAAATATGATATTGATGCAATCACCAGAATATACAATTATTGTAATGGAGATACCTTTTCGGTTAGCTTTAAAGTCTTTGTGGATGCTATTGCAAAAGCTGATTTTTCCATTATTTATAATGCCAATGGTACAACAACTTCCAAATGTGCTTACCTTATATCAATAATTAAAAAGTTTGTTTATAGTAAGGATTGGTATAGAAATGCAGCAAACAGTATAAACACTGAGCCTACCAGATGTAGCGGAATGAAAGTGCCTCCAAAGTGGAAAAACGATTTGCAAAAAATAAGTAGGAGTATAACACCATACTAATACCATACTTAGATAAAAGTTAAAGAATGTAACGCATTGATACGCACTGTATTGATGCGTTTTTTTATTGTGATAAAGTTGCATTTACCATACACCCACCATACATACCCTACTGTAACTTTGTGATATAAAACAAGATGAAATAATTTAAAATATAACATTATGAATATTCAATCTTTAATTGACAGTAAGGCTAATGTTTCCGTAACAGTTTCGGTTACTGAACTGAATGAATTTGCAGAAAACGTAGTAACGAAGGTTATCTCAAAAATGGAGAATAGTAAAAAGCCTGATAGTTTATGTACGATGAAAGCAGCAGCAAACCAATTACACCGTACTGTAGGAACGTTGGATAGATGGCGTAAATCGGGTTATCTTGTACCTATTTATGTCGGAGGCAAACCAATGTATAAACAATCGGATATTGATAAAATTTTGGGATTATGAATAAAAGAAAAAAGGTAGCCGTATCAACTACCTATTCTTCCAATGACAGGAGCAAAGATAGTGATTCCGGTACACAAATGCAAGTAGTTTTCAAATGCTTTTTTGAATCTCCTAAAACAATGTATCAGGTAGAAAAAGAAACAGGTATATGCCGCCCTAATATTTGCCGTTACGTTTGTGAATGGGAAAAGAAAGGGGATATACAAGAATTACATAAAGGTAAATGTCCGGTTTCTGGTTATACGGCTGGCTTTTATTCTACTAATAAAGAACTATTTAAAAAAGAAGAAAGACAACGTTCCTTCTGGGATATGTGGAAAGGAGGCTTTGATGAATAAAATAAAAATAGATTCGGATGAATTGGGAGTTAGTAAAGTTCAACTTCCTTATGACGGATTATCAGAAGGTGTGTGTTGTGTAATAGATTCGGTTGTATCTACTTTACAGTGTTCACGCGATATGGTTATTACAGCAATGTTCACAACAGTAGGAACTGCAATCGGAAAACGTCTTGCTATCTATGACGGGAAGTATCATAATTACCCGTGTCTTTGGTGTTGCAATGTCGCTCCATCCGGTTCTAATAAATCTACTCCAGTACGTTTTATTTTGCAGCCATTAAGAAACGTGGATGCAGCTAATTACAAGACGTATCAAAATGAACTGAAGGAATACAGAAAAAGCAAATCAGAGGACAATACGGATAAACCCAAATTCAAACAGATACTTATTTCCGATAGTACACCGGAAGCTCGTAGTCAGGTGTTAGCTAATAATCCTAACGGAATATTACTCTATAGAGATGAAATCAAGGGCTTTTTGGATGATATAGGAAGATATACAAGAAGCGGAGAAGTAAGTCAGTTACTTTCTATGTTTGATTCAGATGATATTTCCATAAACAGAAAAAGCGAAGATGTCTTATTAATTGAAAAGCCTTTCATGTCTATTTTCGGAACTATTCAACCGGAAGTTTTAGAAGGTACGTTTGGAAGTGATTTGCTTATGAGCAATGGTTTTAATCAACGCTGGTTGTTCTGTTATCCCGATAGTGTACCACCGCCAATGTATAGCGAAAAAAGTATTCCTAAAGAAATAGTTCAATCGTGGGAAAATTTTATCAAGGGCTTGTTGGCTTTCGATTTTTCTTCTATGGGTGGTGAGTTGCTTATTATGAATGAAGCAAAACAAAGGTACGTTGATTACTACAATAGCCTTCAATTAAAAAAAGTAGATGCAGATGGTTACATGAGTGCAGTTTATTCAAAACTGCAAATACAGGTACTTCGTTGGGCTGGTATTACCCATATTTTAGGGAATAATTCTTCGATGTCTCGAATATTACCGGAGGAAATAGAATATTCTATTAGGTGTATGGATTATTTTGAAAAATGCGCTGAAAAAGTTTATTCAAGGCTATCAAGAAGTAAAAAGCAACTTGATACTAAATCCATGACGAAAGAGCAGGTAATAGCGATGTGTTATAATTCATTTGATTGTAAAAATAAAGCTGAATTTGCAAACGTGATTGGTATAAGTAGACCTGCCGTCAGCCGTGCTGTAAATAAGTACCCATTGTTACGCTGTTACGGTAATGAATGCAATAATAATTCAGATGATAGTACAGAATCGGGTATAATAGAAAGCAAATAGATTATGAAAAGTTTCTTAGATACAGAAGTTTCGATATACAACGGTGTCCGTGACGTGTACGGCACTACTTGCAAACTCCGTGCGTTCCTCTTTGACAAAAAGCATCTTTCAGAGATTGAACGGCTACGTTCTTTGCCTACCAAAGAAGAGCGTAACGAGATTAAGAAGAAACTCCCACAGGCTTGTATTTCGGGTGTCTTTGCTCCAATGAGAAAAGCGGAGAATCTTATCACGCATTCCGGACTTGTCTGCGTGGATATAGACCGTAAGGATAATGAAGAAATTGAGAACTGGGGCGAATTGAAGCATGAGCTATCCAAGCTTCCACAAATAGCCTATATCAGCCTTTCGGTAAGCGGTAACGGTTACTTTGTGATTATCCCCCTACGATACCCGGATTACCATAAGCAGCAGTTTGAGCAACTGAAACGGGATTTTGAAAAGATGGGGATTATTATGGACCGTGCGTGCGGTGACGTGTCCCGGATGCGGTGTTTGTCTTATGATGCAGAACCTTATGTAAATGTTGAGGCAATTCCGTATGAAGGCTACTATGTAGAGCCTCTACCGATAGTAAACTATCAGTATTCAGGGGATGATGTTTTGGATAAGGTGGCAAAATGCTGTGAACGGATAGAACAACACTGCATTGATATTACAGGTGATTATCAGTCATGGTTTATGGTTGGTTGTGCGCTTGCTTCACTTGGTGAGAATGGAAGGCAGTTCTTTCATGTTTGCAGTAGCCAAAACCAAGCGTATAAGCCAAACGAATGCGATAAGAAGTTCACCAATCTATTGCGCACAGGAAAGCGTATCGGTGTCGGCTCTTTTTTCGAGATATGCAAAGACTATGGAATAACATTCAAAGACGTTTAGGCATGGAGATAGAAGTTATTCACGGGCAGATTATCGCCAAAGCAAACCATTATCAGGCAGTACCCGGCAAGTTCGGAACAAAGCGCATTATCAAGGACGAAAAGATACGGGCATACGAAAAGGCTTTCATGCAACAGTGCAAGACCTACAAGAACAGGCGTATTTCAAGCCGTTTCCGGTTGTTTGTCCGGGTGTACCATAGCTCGGTAAGGTTCGACTTAGATAATAGCCTAAAAACGTTGCTCGACTGCCTGCAAATGGTAGGAGCTATAGAAGATGACAAACTTTGCTTTCAGATTGAAGCGGAGAAGAAAATAGACAAGTATCACCCACGCATAGAATTTGCCTTGCTGGAGGTGAACGAGCAGAAAAATATATTTCAATAACCGATTCCGGGTAGGTTTGCCACACGGATAGCCTACCCGGTTTTTCTAAAGTAGAATGTTTTAGATATGGGAAGAAAGAAAGGAACAGAAAAAACAGGAGGGCGCAAAGCAGGAACGCCCAACAAGATAACGGGTACTGTTAAAGAATGGATTCAGAAAGTTATTGATGGCAAACGCCAACAGTTTGAGGACGATTTAGATGATTTAGAACCGGGTGAACGTGTCCGGGTTATATCAAACCTTTTGCAGTACGTCACGCCAAAGATGCAATCTGCAAGCCCGGAAGAACTGTTGGAGGCTGAATATCAGAAGCTATCCGAATTACTGGACACTGCACCGGATGAGGTTGTAAACGAGATTGTAGAACGAGTTAAAAGGTTGACCAATGACAGAAGAAGAGAGACAACAAAAGATTGATACCATATTAGGCACAATAAAAGAGAAAGTAGATTACCCGGATATTCCTATTGAATTGTGGATAGCTGGGGTTGATGGAAAGCCGGGAGAGCCGGACTTTGAGAAATGGTTGCAGATATGTACGCAATATGTGGATGCTTACTACAAGGAAACGGGAAAGCGTGATACTGATTCCTCGTTTGCTGAATATGTGAGAATGTACGGACGTAGAGAATATATTTTTAAATAACAAGGAGGTATTAAAATGAAATTTACACCTACAAAAAAAGAAAATTGGTTAGAATCAATCAAGTTAAACGAAGACTACCAAAAATTCAATGATGAGCAATTATCAAGCATTTACGAAGCGATGGTAGAAGAAGCAAATAGAGGTATGATAGCCGCAGCAGCTTTGGGCGGCAAATGGGAACCGGGCGAACCTGATTACAATCTATTGAAAGCAAAGAATATTTCCAACGCTCCAGCCGAAAGACTTGTGCAGGTATTCAAAGAACTATATTCAGAGTATGAAAAGAATCTCCGTAATATGTTCAATGATTCCAGAACGGAGCTAAGTATTTCGCCTCAACAGGTAGCAGAAGCATTACACCGCTATGGGCTGGATGAATATGCCTCACAAGTCTATATTCTTTTCGGTGGTATGTATGCCGGATGTGCCTACAACATAAAGAATGTGATTCAGGATGTCAAAGGGTGGGTTGCTGCCTATCGTATGGCTGACGAATTGAATGTTAATGTATCAGAGATTGAACCGCTAAAAGCATTAGAGTACTATAAAAGCAAATAAAAACATGAATCATAGAATAATCAGATTAGCAGGTAGAAGCTATGTAATATCCGGCTTTACCCCTTCAACCGCAAAGAGAGTGATAACAACACTTAGAGGTCTAAATGCACAGGAATTGAAAGATATTCCTGATTCAGTCCCGGTTATGGTAAATGCTATTTCAATAGCCATTTCGGGAAGTGGCATTTTAAGCCGATTTAAGGCTATGTTTATTCGTAAACGGTTGATTAGTTGTGCGAATATAGAGAACCTACTGGAAGCAACGGAAAATGTTATAGGAATGATTCCTACTGATGAGTTCTACACACTATCAACAATTACCAATCAATTCAAAAAAGCAATCGTAAAATGAAAAACAATGCAGCAAAAATAGTAGCAGATTCTTTATTGAGAACGTACTACAAGGAAGTAAAGTTAGGTAAGTTCACATACAGAATCTACCAGCCGACAATCAAAGATCTTTTGAATATCCTCAATGATTCAGGGGTAAATATCAACGAAGGTATGAAGCGTATGGAATTGATTGCGCAAATGCCGGAACACGTAGAAGAGTGTGCCCGTGCAATTTCTTATGCTGTTTCTATCAACAAGCCCGAAGTTTATCGTAAAATGGCATACCAATATATCACCCATTACGCCACGATGGAGCAGATAGTAAATGCTTTCGTTGTATTATCCGGTGTGATCAATGGGAAAGAACTCTTTGATAGCGTAAAAATAGATAAATTTCGCTCAAAGAACGGAACAGCAGAAACAATAGGTGCAAATTCTATCTTTGGTGCAATTGGTTCATTGATGGATAGTCTTCATTTGACATACAAAGAAGCTTTTGAAGTGATTCCTTATCCCTGTTTACTGATGATGAATGCTGATAAGTTGAGAGTGCTGGGAGCTGGGGAAGATAAATTGGTAGAAGTATCAACGGAAGAATTTTTCAGAATGAGAGCAGAAAGGAGGGGTAATAATGGCTGATTTATGGTTTAAGATTCGGGCTGATGTGTCAGAACTTGATAAAGCCTATAAAAGACTTGCTGAGATTGAAAAAATGGTTGTCAGCTTCAATAATAAATTATCAAAATCAGAACCGGGTGGTAAAGCATTTAAAGAGATTAGTAAACAGCTTACTTCTTTAGAAAAGCAGTATGAACAAACTTTAAAGAAAATGGCTTCACTTGAAACGGCCAGTCAAAACCATGCTCAAAAAGAAGTAGAGAACCAACGTATCATATCTCAGGCTATAAAAGAAGCTGTTTCCTCCGAAAAGCTAAAACAAGAAACTTCAAAAGCATCTATTCAAAACTCAAAGGCACAAATAGAAGCTATAAAATTAGAGTTGGAGGAATTGAAGAAAAAAAGAGCTTTTGATAATGATGCAAAGAAACGAGCTGTATCGGAAGAAGAAGTAACAAGAATCCTGAATACTCAGGTAAAATCTATCCGGCAGGCAGAAGAGCAAAACAAACGTTTGCGTATAGCTGTGAAAAACGTAGTCGGAGAAGATAAGGAAGCTAATCAATTACGTGCTACCATGAACAACCGAATACAGAAAAATACGGAGTTCATAAAGCGCAATACAGATGCTTTTGTCCGTCAGAAAATGACAATCGGGCAATATAAGCAGGAAATAAAACAGGCTTTTGCCGAACTTCAAAAGGGCGGTAATACCATGAACAACGTAAAGTCTATAGCAAATGGGCTTTCGGGTGTGCTGAAAACAAAAGTATCGGGAGGGTTATCCAGCGTAAGGGATGGCGTAAGCACTATGATAAAGGGCTTTGTTGGTGCGCAGGCTGTTATCAGTGGATTTCAAAAGATGGCAGATGCTATAAAGTCCGGGATTCATTCAATAATTGATTTTGAAGCGGCAAATTCAAAGTTAGCTGCTATATTGGGAGAGACTAAAAACAATATAAACGAGTTGATTTATGATGCCAAAAGATTAGGAGCAACAACACGATATACTGCATCCGAAGCAACAGCCCTTCAAATAGAATTGGCTAAATTAGGCTTCTCCAAAAAAGAAATATTGGATAGTACGGAGTATGTTTTGAAATTTGCGCAAGCTACAGGTGCAGAGTTACCGGAAGCGGCAGCATTGGCAGGCGCCTCTATTAGAATGTTTGGTGCTACAACACAAGAAACTGAAAAATATGTTGCTGCAATGGCTGTAGCTACTACAAAGAGTGCATTATCCTTTTCTTACCTTCAAACTGCAATGCCTATAGTCGGTCCGGTAGCTAAAGCGTTTAATTTCACGATAGAAGATACTTTGGCTTTACTTGGCAAATTAGCTGATGCCGGATTTGATGCTTCTATGTCTGCTACTGCAACAAGAAATATTATATTAAACTTAGCTGATGCCAACGGAAAATTAGCCAAAGAATTAGGCGGCAATGTGAAAACACTCCCTGAAATGGTAGAGGGATTAGTAAAATTGAGAGATAAGGGAATAGATCTTGCCTCAACATTAGAACTAACCGACAAACGTAGTGTAGCAGCGTTTAATGCTTTCCTTTCTGGTGCTGAGAAGATAAATACTCTACGGGAAGCGGTAACTAATGTAGAAGGCGATTTGGCTACTATGGCAAATACTATGACTGATAATGTGCAAGGAGCAATTTTAGGTCTTTCTTCTGCATGGGAGGCGTTTATGCTTTCATTTATGAACTCCACCGGACCGGCTAAAGAGGTTATAGATTTCTTTGCAAGGGGGTTGCGGAACATTGCCAAAGATTTAGCTTCACCGGATGAACGCCAAAGTATGCAAAACTCTGAATCAATCAGTTTGCAAAAACAGCAAATGCAGGAATTTGGAGTTATTGATGAAAATCTAAAAAGACTACGAACACTTTACGATGAAAAGGTTGCAGCTGGAATAGATGCAAATCAAGCAGAGATAGAAGCCAAAGAAGAATATCTCAGGTCTTATCGAAAAGAGTTAGAGAAAGAAAATAAGCTCTATGAAGATTTACAAAAAGAGAAACAAGCGACACAGGACAAATATCAAAACGCTTCATTCTGGAAACAGGCGTTATTCTTAGAAAAGACTAACCACCAATATGAAAAACAGATAGATTTGCAAGTTAGTGGTATGGCTCAACTAAAAGGGAGTATGTTCAAAAATGAATCTGTAATTGATGCAGTAGAAAACACACAACTTACACCCCAAAAGACAAAAACATACAAAGTTAAGCCGGAATTTAAAGTATCTGATTATGTAGATGCGCACCAGCACGTTAAAGAAATACAGAAAGCAGCACAGGCAGTTAAAGATGCTGTTATAAAATCAGAAATAGATATTCAGCAGCAACAAATAGACTTGAAAGAAGAAGGCAATGAAAAACAGTTGGCGCAAATCCGGCTTAACTACGATAAACGCTATCAGGAAATTCAGAAGGAAGAACGAGAACTTTTACAAAAACTACAGGACGAAGAGCGTAAACAGTGGGAAAAGGATAATCCGGATTTTAAAAAGAAGAACCTGCAATTTACATCTACTATTACCTCTTTGACACCAGAACAGAGAGCGCAGTTTGATAAAGAATACTCTTTAGCATATCAAAAGCAGGAGAAGGACACGAAAGCCTTGTTAGATAAGCTATTGGAGAAATACCGTGATTATGATGCCCAAAGAACAGCTATCGAGAAACAAGGTAATGAAGAAATTGCTTACCTTCAATCCAAACGCACAGATGCCAATGCAGAAGAAATAGACCGGGCAATCAAAGTAGCGCAGGATAAAATCAAAGAAGGAATCCAGCAGATTAATGACACACAGGCGGAAGCAGCTACTAAAGACAATCATTTCTTTAAATTATTGTTTGGTGATGTTTCCTCTATGTCTTTCGGTGCATTGCAAAACCTAATATCACAGGCTAAACAATTACGTGAGTATCTTTCCGGTAATGGAGATGCCAAAGGAATTACTTTCATTTCCCCCGAACAGTTAAAAGCTATTGAGAAAAGCCCGGCTGAATTGGAGAAATTGAAAAAGGCTCTCAATAAGCTGTTAGGAACGAATAAAGAAGGGAGCAATAACAAATGGGAAGGTATCTTCACTACATTCAAAAAAGGATTCGCAGAACTCAAAGGCGCAAAGGGGGTTAAAGAAATAGCTGGTGCGATCGGTACAATAAGCGGTGCTTCATCGGAGGCAGCAGGCGAACTGTCTAAGATGTTTGACGAAATGGGAAACACAGAGGTTGCAGATGCTTTAAGCGGTATGCAACAGGTGATGAGTGCCGTTTCCAATATCGGAGAAGGATTTGCCAAAGGTGGTATTATTGGCGGTATTGGTGCGGCAATTGGTGAAGCGGCAAACTTTATCGGTCAGGCTTTTGCAGCCAATGCCCGACACAAAGCAGCATTGAAGGAGATAATGAATGAAGCCATAGCCCAACAGAGAGAGTACAATCTTCTTTTGATGCAGCAGAACTTAGAATATGAGAAAGCTACTACAATATTCGGTACTGATGCCTACGGCAAAGCCGCAAATGCCGTTAAGGTCATGAAAGAAGCCGTTGCGGATTTGAAAGATGAATTAGCCGGAACTACAGAACAGAAGAAAAGTCAGTCTAAAGATGCCTTGTTTAAGAAGTTCTTTGGCGTATCAAATCCACAGGCAGAACTTAAAAAGGCTTATGCCGGACTTGCCAATATTGAGATAAAGACCGGGCATAAAAAAACGGGCTTATTTGGTTGGGGTAAAGGAAAGGATATTTATTCGTCTATTCTGGATGTGTACCCTCAGTTAGTAGATGCCAACGGGAAGTTTGATAAGAGTTTGGCAGAAACCATCATCAACACCCGTACAATGTCCGATGAAAGCAAATCCGCTTTGCAAAACATGATAGATTTGGCACAACAAGCGGAAGATGCTTATAACCAACTCAACGATTACTTTACTGATATTTTTGGTAGTCTGGGAGAATCAATGTCGGATGCGCTTGTAGATGCTTTCAAAAATGGAACAGATGCAGCTAAAGCGTTTACTGATTCTGTTTCCGATATGTTGGAAACATTGGCCAAACAGATGGTTTACTCCGTTACCCTCGCTCCATTGATGGAAAAAGCTCAAAAAGAGATGATGGATGTAATGCAGAATACCGGACTATCAGACGAACAGAAGTTCAATAAGTGGACGGGTATTCTCAATAACCTTGTAGATGATGCAGTAAACCAGCAGGGATTAGCCAACCGATTGTTAGAGGAATACCAACAAGCGGCTAAAGATAAAGGCTTTGATATATTCGGTGCTGATAGCTCAACCTCGCAATCATCCACCAAGAAAGGTTTTGCAACCGCTTCACAAGATTCTATTGACGAATTGAACGGAAGGTTCACTGCTGGGCAAATCGCATGGGAGGAAACAAAGAATCAGGCAATAGAACAGACCTCTTTACTCTCGTCTATCAATGAAAAGATGTCGGCACTTTGCATACCCGAAGTAGCCGAAGGTTCAACAGGAATAACTAACATTGAATCTCCGAATGATGGGTTACGTGAAATGCTCGTATCAAGCCTTGCACAACAAAATGATTATTCCGGAAAGTTTATAGAACAGGTGGTGCAATTAAAAGGTGAGGTGGTGAATATGGGTAACACTTTGCTACAAATGGAAGAAAAACAAGCCTTATGGGCTATGAACTTTGAAATAATGGCTGAAAATTCAGGAGTGCTTGCGAAGAACAGCCCTAAAATGTTGGCTAATACGGATGAGATTAAACGACAAGTAATTAATAAGCTGTAATGAACATAGAAGCTAAATTAACCGGGATGGATGAGTTGAAAGGGCTTATTCAGTCCAACGTCAAAGAAGCAATAGTAGAAGCTGGAGAAGAAGCGGTAGAAGTGCAGAAAAGGGAATCTGACTACATGAATCATACTTTCAATTTACGGAACGCTCCGGGCTATGCTGTTACTATTGACGGGAAAGAAATAGCCCGTAATGTCCCGGCTGATGGGGAACATGGAGAAGCTGAGGCAAAGACAAACAAGACGTTGGATAAAGCCGATAAGTCCGGTACAGGTCTTATTATAGCGGATGGTATGCCTTATGCAAGTTTCGTTTCAAGCAAAGGGTATGATGTGGTAGATTCCGGTTTGCTTCATGCCGATAAGGTTCTCAATAAAAAGACAAGGAAATAACTTTTTTCATAAATATAGCAAAATAGTTATGCTTTTATTTGGTAGATTATAGCAAAAACGCTATATTTGTATCGTCTTAAACAAACGGTCTTTTAAATTATGAAGTACAATCAGTTTTTTGCGGAACTTACCGCAGCAGGTTGTTACGTTCTCAGGCATGGGGCAAACCATGATATTTGGTATAGCCCTAAAACGGGAAACAAATTTGCTTTGTCAAGGCACGGCAAACAAGAAGTACCTACCGGAATGGAACGTAAAGCAAGAAAGGTTCTTTTGGGGGAGTAATCCCCCTACCTTTTGCGCTTCATACCTAAAAGACTGTAAATGTTGAGGCAATGGGGTACGGTATATTGCCGTACTCCTATTTTTAAAGCAATGGATATGAAAGTAACTGTAATCATGGAAAAGGCGAGCGATGGGTATTACTCATGCTTTGTCGAGGAAGATTTACCCGGCTTTGGTCTGGCCGGATATGGAGATACGGCAGAAGCCGCCAAAGAGGATATGATGAAAGCGTATGAAGAAATAAAAGAGATGCAGAAAGAAGAAGGTGAAGAAGTGCCGGAACTGGAGTTTATTTACAAATATGATATGCAATCTTTCTTCAACTATTTCTCATTCCTGAATGTTACTAAGGTTGCGGAATTGGCAGGTATCAACGCTTCATTGATGCGGCAATATACTTCGGGTGTAACAGCAGCCGGACAAAAGCAATACGATAAAATACGAGTGGCAGTGGAACGTATATCTAAAGAACTTTCCGCAGCTACTTTCTAAAGATAGTGTACCGCTGTGAAGCGAGACCGGTTTAAGACAAAGAAAAGCCCGTTCCAATAATCACTGGAACGGGCTTTATATTATTTCATTTGTTTAACCTATAGATTTCACCAATTATCAGCGTTGGTAACACCTTTTAAAATTGCATCTTTCAACTTTGATATAATAATTTCAGACCAAATATGACTATTCACAAAGGCTCTTGCCGTTGTTTTTTCATACGAACTCTTCTTAAATGGATAATACTCATTCGGTAGCCATTTAAAAACATCTCCACCTATAACCGCTTCATATTCTTGTATGGTAGTAGTTATGCGGAACTTATTATTTTTAATATCCACACGTATAATTATCCACGCATTTACGGTAGTCCCATCTACAATATTATACGAAATATTAGAAATATATCCTTTCCCTATTACCGATCCAGCATCTTTATCGTTTAATTGAATCACAGATTTACCATCATTAAAGGAATGAGTAAACCAGCTATTAGTTTCGACATAAATTTCATCTAGAGATTTAGATATAGAATCTATTATAATAGACCTTGTTATTGCATTGTTTTTATCAAGGCTATACAATTCTTTCAGTTTTAGTGCAGATTGTACATAGTCTACTTTGTTCTTTTTAAAAACAAGTTCTTTTCCTTGATACTCCTTAAACTCTGTATCTGTTATTATTTGTCCGTTAGCTGATAATCCAAATGATATTAGAATCAAGAATATAATTTTTTGCATGGCATCTCTTTTAAGTCTGATAATCTGCAAACTTACAAAAGGAGGATGCAAAAAACAAATTTACAATGCTATTTCTCCTGTTTTAATTCTATTCAGTAACTTTTCTAAATCCGGCACACTATTGATATTATAGTTTGTATCTCCTATCCGGATCACTCCAATAATGCCGCCAGAAGAAGAAGGTATGAACATTTCTGTAATATCAACCTCTAAAGCGTTTGCTATTCTTTCTAAGGTTTCAAGTGATGGTGTCGATTTGCCATTAACAATATTACTCATGTTGGCTCTTGTAATTCCAACGGCTTCAGCAAGAGAAGACACTTTGACTTCCTTGCCTTCCAAAATCTCTCTAATTCGTAGTTCCATATTAATGTATCGTTTAATAATACGGCAAATATAGCCTATTGTATCGTATTAAAATAATAAAATAAGTTAAAACGTATCGTATTACAGAAAATAGTATAGCTTTTCTTTGTGTATGTTATTGTAATACGATACATTTGCAGTGTAATAATTATCCTAATTCAATACGCTAATATTTAAGCCTTATGACAAAAGAAGATTTAAACCAGATGTGCAGAGAATACCAACAGGTATTAACAATGAGCGAAGAAGAAGTATTCGCCATGTACGAAGAAAGCAAGTCAGAGTGTATCGCTTCTTTTGAGGCAGAGATTGATTATTGGGAAAATTATTTTGGATATAGATATTAACGTATAAACACTAAAGTATTATGGCAACGAATTTCAAAAATCAAATGAGAGAGTTAATGAAGCAAAGTTGGATGCTGGTTAAGGTGTATGGTTTCTCAATGGCTGATGCAATGAAGAAAGCTTGGCAGGTTCTGAAACTAAAAGCGGCTTTGAAGAAAGGTGTAGTAAAGTTCTTCTATCAAAAGTTGAACGGTGAAATCCGTTGTGCATGGGGTACTTTGAAAGAGGGCTTAATACCCGAAACAAAAGGTACAGAGCGCAAAAAGAACGAGAGCCTTATAACTTACTTCGACAACGAGAAACAAGCGTACAGAAGCTTTAAAGTAGCGAATTTAATCAAAGTAGGATAATTAACCCGGTGTGGTAGCTACTAAACCCAACTACCACACCACAAAGATATAAACTATGTATTTTCCATTAGAGATTAACGAACAGTTGGCAAGTGCCATGAGAGCAGCAGCTGAGTTTAAAGTAGAAGTAGAGAAGATTATTGAGTGTGTCTGTGTTGATGAAGATGATGTAACAGTGGATGATAAAAACGACTATGAGAAAATGAGCGATGATATTTGTGAAATGATGGTGCGTATAGGGCACACAATGGGCAATATGCTTACAGAAATAGCCCTCGATGAAGTAAGAAAAGTAAACCCTCGAAATAATCTTATCAAAGAACAAAACTAAGCTATCATGGAAACAATACTTATTGACGAAAAAGAAATGACCAAAAGATTTGTAGAGAAAGCCTGTGAGATAAATAAACTTCTTGTCGGTTCTCTGGAAGCCAAAATGATTGAGTACGGCTTAAATCCTTATAACTATGTAGGGGGCTTATCAGGTACTATAAGTAGCAATGGTTTAACTTTAGAAGAAAATATAAACAATCTGTTTGCGGTTTTCACTTCCAATTACGCAGAGAGCATCTTTTTTCAGTGTGAGAGCATAAAACAAATGAATACACTGAACTTGGTAAAAGATTATCTGAGGATGAAAGGATTAGAAGATGAATTTCTAAAATTTAGGGATGCTAATAGAACTACACAAAAAAGAATTGGCTAAATGAAACTTTATATCATCATGCTGGTAGTAGGTGTTATCCTACTACTGGCTACCAACAGCGAATTTTGTTTGAGTAATATAACCGGGCTGGCACTGATGTACACTGCCTGCCGTAAATTGAATTTGTTTTATGAGTAAAGAAATCAAAGTCAGCGATACCGCTGAATCGTGGATAGGCAGATGGCGTAATAAAGAAGATAGACGGGCAATGCTTGCCGACATTAACAGAATCATGTGCCAAATAGTGAATGACCAATCAGAGGACGTAATTAATGATAATGTAGCCTTTGATATGCTTCTTACATTGGCTAATCTTTCCATGTTTATAGAATCATTAGGAGAATAAGCCATGCAGACAGTAGAATTAAAATTGATAGTTGAAGCGTTGGCAAAAAGTGCTGACGACTTCGCAAGCCAATACGAAGTGTTTAAAAAAGATGCTTCACGAGATTTGCAGGATGAATACGATAAGTTCATGTGTGGTATTTGCGATTGTTACGAGGCATTAAGCATAGTGATAGGTACTGCCGAAGTGGAGAACATCAAAAATAGAAGATAAGCCGTAAAATCTATGGATTTACAGGAATGAGGGAGTTTCTATGTCGGGAACTCCCTTTTTGTTATAGTGTTAATGTACTATTTACACGCACGTATGATTACGGAAAAGGCTTCTTGATATGCTGTAGTGGCATATTTTATGAGAAAGAGTGACACTGAAACCGTGTGTGAACTTACTCTTAATAGGATTCTGGAAGCTAATAAACGACAATGTTACGCTAATTCGTGTGATAATATGTTGATTATTAGTGTATTCTGCTTGACGTAACCGTAACAGCGTAACACGTACCATAAGTAATGTTTTTACTTATTAGGTATAGCATTTAGATGTGGCTACACTATGATATAAAGAACTTCATTTTGTATTATGTATTTTAAGTGTTGTGCAAATGTTGTGCAAATAAGGCTTGTGCTGGTTGTTAGTATGTTGATTATTAGATATTTATATTTTATAATAATAATTTTGTTTGAAGTATTAAATGTAATTTGAAAAATATGAAACCATTTATTGGAATTAAAAAAATTTGGTACGGTTCGGTTATTACTGCTGCCGTTACTCCTACAACTCTGAAAACATGGTTAGCAGCCGCTACAGAAGTAAAGAACTCTCATCAGGATACTTGGGGATATACAGAAGATGATCCTACAACGACTGATTATGTCAATGAGTTGACAGGAAAAGTCTACTATAAGGATGTTACAGCCAAGGGAGCAAAGACTATGGCGTTCACTATGGGCGAATATGCTTTTGAAGACAAGAAGGAATTACAGGGAGGTGAACTTGTAAAGGATGGACAGACTGTAGTAGGTTGGAAAGAACCGGAAGTCGCTGAAGTAATCAACAAGGCTGTTGTCGGTATGACTAAGACAGGTAATTATATCGTATTTACCAATGCTGCTGTAATCGGCAAGGGAAATTTTGTTGAGAAGAATATCGGGTTAGGGGTTTCAGCTGTTGCGATGGAAAATTCTACAGCCGGAGTTGCTGGTGAGTACTGGTTTGACGGAGAAAAGGTAGATGTGCCTGAGGCTTAACCTAGGTAAAGAGCAATATTTTTAAGATGGCGGTGGGTGATTGCTCACCGCTTTTTTAGTTTATGGAAAAGAACGCATCAAAAATAATAAATGCAGCCGTTTTAGGGAAAGACTTTGAAACGGTGTTTGTAAATGGCAATGTTTATGTGATTTATCCCCCTACGATTCATAAGATAGCAGGGGCAGGATATTATCTCTGTGACTTGAAAGAAGCTGTAACAGTCATGGATATGCTTCGTTCATTGAAAGATGTAGGAACGGCTTCTCGTGCGCTATCATGGCTTATTCAGGGTGATGAGAACCTATGTGAAGAATTGTCGTCCGGTACATTCGATGAAGTAGTAGAAGCTTTAGCAACGGGGCTTTCGATGATTTCCGCTGAAAATTTTTACAAGCTGTTAGTTTTAGCCAAGAACGTTGCTCTACTGACAGCAAAGCAACGGTCGTAGGAAACGTCACGTTATTAGGTCAAATTGCTACGTTCATGGAGGTTTTACATCTAAGCTACGATGAAGTTGTATTAAAAATTCCATATCGCAATTTGATTATTATGCAAAAAGATAAATTGCATACGGTTTATGGAGATGTTCTTCAAGAAGTAAATGAAGAAGAGTTTTTTAAAACAAAAGGTAAGAACCCATTAAAATAATTATATATGGCAAAGCTCGTGTTTCGTGTGCAGGCCGATTATGAAGAGGTCGTTAAACTCCGCAATGAGATTGCAAAATTGAAGCAAGAACTAAAGAGTATGGATAGCACTCAGTCACCTGCTGCTTTCAAGGCTCTGAATACCCAGTTATCTGCATCCACACAGCGGATGGATGAATTGGTAAATGAAGCCGCCAAAGCCGGGGCGATGATGGAGGGCAGCTTCAAAAAGAAAATCTTCGATGCATCTCAATCAGTAAATGAGTTTACAGAAAAAATCATTGCTCAAAAGGCAGTGGTTAAGGATATTGAAGCGGATATAAAACGTTTGGGAAATGCTTATCGTATCGCCTTGAAACGTAACCCTACAGCGGCAAACGGTAAGTTAGAAGAATATAATGCTGCCCGAAAGGTTTTAGATGAAGAAAAAGCTGCTCTTTTCGGATTGACTCAGCAGCAGGCGGAAGCCCGCCTTTCTGTAAAAAAACTCCGTGATGAATATGCCCTATACAAGGATGATGCGAAAGAGGTAGTAAAAACTAACGAAGGCATCGCTGTCTCTTGGAAGAAAGCATTGGTGGTTATTGGTGGTGCTGGCGTACTGAAAGCGTTAGGTTCTGAAATCATCCGTGTGCGTGGTGAGTTTCAAGCGGCCGATACTGCCATTCAAACGTTGTTAGGTAGCAAGGAGAAAGCCGATGTGCTCATGGCGCAAGTACGTGAATATGCGAAGGTTTCACCGCTGGAATTTTCCGATGTTACTTCCGCTACACAGATGATGTTAGGGTTTAATATCGAAGCCGAAAGAGTGCCACGTTATTTACAAGCTATTGGTGATGTTTCTATGGGGAATACACAGAAATTCAACTCTCTTACTTTGGCTTTTTCCCAGATGTCAGCAGCAGGCAAGTTGATGGGGCAGGACTTGAACCAAATGATAAATGCCGGATTCAATCCACTTCAAATAATGTCTGAAAGAACAGGCAAATCCATTGCTACCCTTAAAGATGAGATGTCTAAAGGTGCTATTTCCGCAGAAATGGTACAACAGGCGTTTATTGACGCTACTTCCGCAGGTGGTAGATTCTACAATATGTCCGAGAATGCTTCAAAGGAGATAAACGGTCGGCTTTCCATGATGAAAGATGCAATGGATAGTGTCTTTAATGAATTAGGGCAGAAGTCGGAAGGTGTCATCATGAAGGGGATTCAGACGACGACTTCACTGATTGAGAACTATGAAACGGTTGGCAAGGTATTGGCCGGACTGATGGTCACTTATGGAACATATCGCACTGCTGTGATGCTTACCACCATCGCCACAAGCAAACATACGATAGCCGAGGTAGCCCTTACTAATGCTCGTATATTGGCTCGAAAGGCGCAGTTAGCTTTAAACGCTGCTATGCTTACCAATCCTTATGTAGCTTTAACTGTCGTTATCGGTGGGCTTATTGGAAAATCCAACGTAACTGCCCCCCAGTGTCCAATGTAAATTGCCCCCCT